GAGAAACAGTACCAGAAGGTTTGACACAAGTAATAGCGGCTGATCTCTCGATACCCAATTTCTCTGCCCACTCTTTGTTTGTTTTGATTGCAACATTTTTTAATTTTGTTAATAGTATATCTAAATCTTTTTTCTTTCCGTTTGTTAATGGATTATCCATTATTCCTGTAAGAGAGACTCCAAGAAGTCGTTCATCATCGCAATTTCGTTTCCACTCCCTTCCAATGTATTTGAAATTGGTAAGAGTGGATTGAATGGTGCCAAGGATAGTTGCATATCGCACTTTCTCTTCCAGAGACTGCCAATCGTCATCTCCTCTGATGATGACTTCTGAAAGATTGCAGAATTCTCTGCTTCTAAGAATAATCTCGCTACAGGGATTAGTTCCAAAGTCTCGTCTTGGTTCTCGTCTTTGTATATAATTTCCGTTTTCATCTTTTTCCTGTTTATTTAAATTTGTTATATGTTTTTCCGCGGATAAGCTACTATAAATTCCTCGTTCACCAGATTTAGAATCATAAAGAGATAACCATTCTCGCATAAAAGTACCAACATCTGGTTTTTCTTTGTAATTAACTGAATTATTTGCTAATGCTCGTTGTACATTAAATTTATACCATTCTCCATGTTTGGCGAATCGCATTTCTCTATCGTTGAGATCAGAAAGACTAATAAGAGCAGAGCGGCGGACACCACCCACGACAACAATTTCTGCGACTTTACAAACGATATCATGACATTCTACTGGTTTAAGTTTTCTTCCTGCTGATTCTCGAAACATACTTGTTACAAAATGAAACAAATCATCTAACGGTTGAGGACCAGACGCTCTTCCACCAAATGTTTTTAATGGTGCTCCCGCTTCACGAACTTTTGAAAGATCCCATTTTGGAATTTGTCCTGTCCATAACAAACCCAAAAGTTCTTTGAACGCCTTTGCCCAACCAAGTTTAGAATCCGCAACAATGATTGTCGTATCAGTATCATACATTTCTTCAGGAATAACTGGAAGTTTATTTACATACTCTTCTTCTACAGAAAATCCTACTCCTGTACCATTCATTAAAACATAAAGAATTTCATCAAAAGATCGCGAAGTATCGATTTTTACATAAGAACAATTATATCCAGCAATATTTTCCTTTTCTAATGCTGCTCCCGCTGTCATTAAACAACGCATAGAAGGCATAACATTTAGATTCATAATTTGGTTTTCTAAATCTGTTCTTTCTCCATTTTCTAATTTATAATTATTATTTTCCTCTAAATGTTTTTGAAAAAAATCAAAATATCTCTTAACAGTTTCTTCCCACGTTTCTCTTCGTTCTTCCTTATAGTCCCATCTCGCATAACGTGATAAATGTATAAATGATTGATATTCAGTAGGTAGGGGCATTATAATCCTTTTTTAATATAAGTTAATAACAATTGTATTTGGTTCTCATTCAGAGAATTATTTTGTAACAAAAATTCTTGATAATCTGTACTACGTGGATCGACTTGTGGAAACATATCCCAGGTTTGGTTCATAAATTGACCCTGAAGTGAAAAGGGGTTAATAAAATAATAAGGCCATTCACTCCAATTAAAATTATTTAATCTTTGTTTTGGCCAACCTATACATATCTGTTTGGGTAGTCGAGAGCTTCCTGCCAAATGACTAAATCCTGAATCACCGCCAATAAAACATTTTGAATGAGAAATAATGTAACCAAGATCATAAATGCTATCGGAATCAAGAGTATTTATGTTTTTGGTATCTATCAAAATTTCAATTTTTTTATTGGTAATGACATATAAATCGTCACCAAATTCATCTTTCAATTTTCTACAAAATTCATTAACAAAATCAACTGACATGTTTCTTTCGAGATTATATTGTGCATCCATCAATGGTGCAAATACTACATACTTTCCCCAAGAAAGTTCAGGCCCATTATATTCTTCTTTATCCCACTGTAATGTTGGTATAATATCATATCCATATTTTTTTACATAATAGGGAGAAGTTAACCATAGTAATCCTGGATCGTATATATCATCTTGTAAATTCTCAATTGGTTCCTCTAAAAATTCATTAATAACATCCTTATATAAAATATCTAAACGCATAGATTTATGAATTTCATCTACATATTCAAATTTTATATAAGATCCATGTACACGTTTTTTAAAATTTGCAGAGATCATTAAAGAAACAGCATCACCAATTCTCCAAGGCGCTTGAAATAAATTTCTAGGGTCATTACCCATAGTCTTCGCGTTATTGCCTTGCCCAGGGGCGCATGAGGGGTCTATGCCCATCAATTGTTTATGTCTTATCCGTATCTCTTCTCTCATATTCCCTTCATAATCCCCTCAACCTTATTTCCTATAATCATTCCATTTCCTCTTTTTTCAAAATTCCAATTCTTTTTAAAAGGACCAAGATCATATGTAGATCTAACATTTGAGTAACCCACTTCTTGTAACATCTCATGCCACCAAACCAAATCTTCTCTTATATAATGACTTTTATCATGTTCATAACTATCAATATAATATCTTTCACCATCACCTAAAGGAACAATAATAAAAATATTTTCACAATGTTCATATAAAATTTGCAATTGTTTTTTAATTCCATCATAAGGAATGTGTTCCAATATGTCTTTACATATTCCCCAACTATACTCTTTTTTTGGTAATTTCTCCTGAGGTTTTATTAAAGTTAAATATTGTTCAACTTCCTTTGGTGCTTTTGATATGGGATATTCTGATATATCAACTCCATATGCCTCAATTCCTAATAATCGAAATCCATAAGTAACATATCCTTTAGCACAACCAAAATCCAAAACAGTATCATCTTCAGTAATATCACAAGTATTAATTAAATGGTGACACATTGGAATGGTTAATTCTGGCATCCATCTATAGTGTGAATATAATGATTTTCCTGTTTCTGCTCCTCTTTCAAAATAATCTTCATCAAAATATTCTTTTTTCATACAAATTCTTCATGATCTAATGGTGAAGAAAATTCCTCAAATTTATTTAATTTATCATTAATAAAATCATCCAACATATTAACATTCTCTGTAAAGACACAACCCTTACAATGTACTTGTGCATCAAATGGTTGTTTAATTCTACCATCAATATATTCCAAAACATCTTCCGCTTTACATAATGCATATTGTTCTGAAAAATGAGCAACTGCACCATTCAAAACTACTGAATCACATGGAAAAACTGTACCACCATTAACTTCACTTAGATATGGTCTAAAATATGATTGATGACATTTTGAAGTTTGTGGTGCTCCATGAACTTTATATTGATGAAAATACCTTGTATCATTTACCTCTAATAATACCTCATCTAATTCATAATGTTTTTCAATTAATTTATCTTGTTCTAATAAACAATCTGGTAAAAGTCTAATATATTCTGCTCCACAATTATCTGCTACTTTAGATATTTTTTTATACATTTCTATTTTATTTTCCGTATCTTCTGATTTTTCATGAGCTGTAGTGAATACACTTGAACAACCAACTACACAATCATTGGAAAGTTTATGATATGGAAATTTGATTTTTTCTTCCCATCTATCAAACATATTAACAGAAACACGGACCCAAGAAAACATTTTTAAAACATCTTCTTTAATTCTACGTGTTAAAGTTCCATTATTAATAAGAGCAACTTTTAATTCTTCTTCATCATGTATAAATCTAACAAGTTCATTAAAATATTTGTAAGTTGTCGGCTCTCCACCACCTGTTATTATAACCGCTTTAAGTCCACGAGTTTTTAAATCTCTTACATATTGTTTTATAACTTCTAAATCAATACGGTCATGGGTATCTCTATATGTCACAGAACAATATGGACATTTGAGATTACATACTCCTTCAGGTGCTATATGAGTTGATATAATAGTATTTGGATCACCATTTTTATAATTAAACATCTGTTCTTGATGTCTCCAAAATTTAATACCTGTAGAGGTAAACTTATGTTCTTCTTTACTTTTTTCTCTCATTTATATCTTTAAATAGCTATAGGTTGCTCCCAAATCCGCATCATATCTATTAAATATTTTTATACCATAATCGAACCACTGGTTGTGTGCAAATTTAGCATCCATTGGTATAAAAAAATTCTCTAATACGGTTTGGGGAAATTGTGGTTCAAACATCCTAATATTTATTCTCGGATAACATAGCGCTATATTCATAGGACCACTATTAACTCCTATAAATATTGCCGCATCTGCTATTTCTTTAACTGAATCCCAAATTGCCAATCCTCTTTTATCTTTAGCCTTTCTTCCAAAAGGTTTATCAGCTTTTCCACCAACCTGTACAATATCATATTGACTATATTTTTCTTGAATAACATCCATAACATCATCAGTCATAAGTGCATGAGTGTCTTCATATAATGCAATAGGTTCATTTAAATCTCCTTGAGTATGCACTACAAGTTTATTTGGTATTTGTGGCAAATCTTCATACTGATATAATCTAGGATGCCTCAATCTAGTAGGAATTCCAAACTTAGTATTAAATCTATCTGCTACAGATAATAAACATGGTAAACTAGATCTTCCATAATGAAAAAATGACGTCTGATCCGCAAATTTTTGCATATCAATATTTTGCGTTGAAGGAACATCTCTAACAACATATGGATTATGATCAAAAAACCATGCATTTTTCACATCTAAAATTTTCCCCTTTCCAGCTTTATGAAAATTTTCTGGACATGATGAATAAATTAATCCATCTCCTATTTTATCTTCTCTAAAAAACATCCCAAATCTAGGTGTGGGCTCGGGAATAGCGCCCGGTTCAATAACCTTTAATGTCATTATGTCTCCTTTTTATAAATTATACACATACTTGGATAAACTTCACTACTATAATCATTTCTATTTTCAAAAAATTCAATGATAGATTGTTCTATTCCTGGAGTATCTACTCCTTTAAAATCATCAAAAATTATAGCTCCACCATTAACTAATTTCTTCCAAAAAAATTCAATTCCTGTTTTAGTAGATTGATATAAATCCATATCTAGATGTACAAAACTAAACTTTTTATCATTTTGCCATAATGAACTTCTTTGTGCTGATTTGGGGAACCATCCAGGATAAAATAAACAATTATCTTTATCACTTAAATATTCTTTAACTTCATCAAGAGTTACCTCACCAAATCCACCCTTTTTTAAAGTTCCTTCTGGATGTGCATCATCTTCAGGCAAACCAGTAAATGTATCAAATAATAATATTTTTTTATCTTCAAAAACTGTTGCTAAAATCCTCGCACTACCACCTTTAAATACTCCACATTCTGCAACATCACCTTCTAAATTTTTATCTTTAATTTTAATACAACAATCAACAAAAAAATTTATTTTACATGCAGGATGATCATGTGGTTTTTCTCCACATTGACACAAAGCTGTTCTATTTTCTACATTCTGAAAAGACAACTTTTTATAATGATTAATTATGGGAGCTATCATATTTTTAAATAACTTGTAGTTATTCCAACATCTATACCAAATTCATTAAAAAACATAGTATCCCAATCATACCAATAAGTCACATCTCTTTTAGGATCTAAAATATAAGAGTCACGCGGCCAATCAGTTTTAAATTGGTCTTCTGTTATGATCAATTTTCTATTAATTCTAGGATATGCTTGTGCTATATGATATGGACCTGAATCAACACCAATAAATATTGCCGCCTTTGATGTTAATTCGACAACCTCCCAAAGATCCATTCCTCGACAATCATGTACTCCATGTCCAATGGAGTCATCATCTTTTCCACCAACATGACAGATATCAAACTTTTTATATTTCTCTAATATATACTGAATTGTACTATATTTTAGTACTCTTGGTGTAGATTTATTTTGTGCGCCCTCTGGATGAAAAATTATTCTGGTGGGGATTATTTCTTCGTCTTCATACCTATAAAATTTAGGATGTCTGAGCCAAGGTAATTTATCTGTACCCAATAATGACATAAGACTATCCGCAAATGACATCATCACAGGAGAATTTCTACCATATCTAAACCATGCGGGTTTAGTATCTATTATTTGTTCTGCAGTATCTTCCCTATTAACATATGGATTTGAATCAAATACCCACGTTTTATCTACATCAATAATTCGATCACCTGTTAATTTATAAAAATTTTCTGGAAATGATGTTAAACATACCCAATCACCTATAGAATTTGTTCCAGATTTTTTTGCTGCTAGAACACCATCATTTGTACAAGTGAATCCTATTCTTCCAGCTTCCATAAAAATTCTTTTTGTTCTAATTTTTCTAAATGAAATCCTTCATGATTAGCCATACATCTTGCTAGTGCTGCTTTTGCATCTGCATTTTTTAAAAGTTCTTTAATGACGTTCATTTCTTGAGCTGAAAAAGATTTACCATTTTTAATATAATCCTCATATGCCTCACAACATATGGGAAAATGTGGTTCAATACATTCATACATCGCATTAGCATAATCTTGTATTTCAATTTGTGCATGAAAATCTGCTCTTAAATGAACAAAATGAAAAAAATTATGTAAATCTATTTTCCAAATACATTCAGTATAATTTGAAACTGGAAGAACAATTCTTGCTAATTCTCTAGCAACATCATAATTCAACATATGTTGATATGCATGATATGCACCATCAGCTGATCTATTCATTTCAAATCTCATTAATCCCTTTTCTTCTACTGGATCGCCTCTACCTTGATTATTTTGTTTAGATTGTTTTTGAATATAATTGTCTTCTGGTTCGTAAAATTCATCAGACATTTCAGAATATCTAGCAGAATATTCATTTATATTAGCAGTTCTATGTCTAACAAGTTGTCTCATTATAAAAATTGGTAATTTCAAATGGAACTTAACTTCACACATCTCAAAAGGTGACGTGTGTTTATGTCTCATTAAATATCGAATTAAATTTCTTGTTTCAGAAAACTTTTTAGTTCCTTTACCATAACTAATTCTTGCCGCATTAACCACTTCTTCATCATCACCCATAACTTCAATGAGTTTAACAAATCCATGATTGTGCACTTTTCTTTCATCTAACATAATATATCCTATTCAATTAATTTTTTCCAATCAACCAATGGGCTCATGGCGACTTCATGCATGTGACACGCCAAAGATGGTATTGGACTTATACAAAGAACATCATCTCTTTTATAAACATGTTCAGAAAACAGACCATCATTCCAATTAACCGCAGACTTCATAAAAATATCTTTATATTTTTTAAAGGATTTGACAGAACAAAGAAAGGTATATGTTGTATTATATATTTGTCTCCAATGACACCCTTTACTTATTATAAGATGCCATTTATTATAAAAATCTTCTGCTCTATTATATCTATCTGGATAATCTGCAGGATGAATAAATAAATCTTTATTTTTAAAATCTTTTAAATATTGTTCATTATTAATTAATAATTCATAAAGATAAGTTATTGCTTCAGGAGTATGTAAATAATCATCTTCACAAAAATATACCCAATCATTATCATTAAGAGTAGATGCTAAATTAAATGTTTCAGTTATTGATTTGGCGTTTCCTAAATCAGCATTATATATTTTAGTAGCATGTGGTTTTAAATATTCGATTCTTTCCTCAGAAAGTTTATCTCCTATTATATAAAGATTATGACTTATACCACCTATATACGTTCCCTTTGTTTTATTAAGAGAATTTATTAATGATGAGAAACAAGCATCTACTACTTCTTTTTTTGTTAATCCAAATGGTCTTCCTGTTCCATGTATTGAATCAACAACATCACAAGTTCTAAAAATTATATTAAGTTTATTCATTACTCAAATATTTATCTGAAGGTATTGACGGCCATCTAATAACTATTAATTCTACATCAGTAATAAACTCCACATCAGAAATATCATTAGCATGATATATCCACATGTCTCCCGCAGTTAATATTTGTCTTTTCATGTAGTGTCGATCTGGTGCTTTGATACTCAATTCACCACTAACAATATAATTTAATTCTGTAGTTACTTTATGAGTGTGTGAAAAAGTTTCCTCATTTGCTTTATGCTTGTGATGTCCTATTTCAAAAAATGGATTCTTAAAAATTGACGGATCAAAATCCCCGACAAACCAACCATTTTTATATTCATCTATATTTGATATTTTCATTCTAAATTTTGCACTCTTTCTTGATGTCTACCGCCGTCAAATGTTTCTTCTTTACAAATTTGTATAAATTTTTCCATTCTAGATTCTGAAAATGTAGCACCACCAGGAACTGCAAAAAAGTTTGCACAATTATGACGTATAGCCATTTCCATTGCCATTTCATCATAGATTAGTGCTGATCTAATTCCTTTATATTTGTTAGCACACATATTTACACCCTGTCCAGTTCGACAAAATCCAAATCCAAAATCAGATTCTTTATTATTAATAGCCTTTGCTGCTTGAGAAATATAATCTTTATAATCACAATCACTACCAATCACAGGCCCAAAATCTATATACTCTATATTATTTTTTTCTAATATCTTTTTTGTTGTTTCTTTTGCATCAAATCCAGAATGATCTGATGCCAAACATACTGGTTTATCTTGTATTTTTTTCGCTACGTTATTTTTATAAAATTCATATTCTTCTGGAGTTCCAAAAATATGCATTTTTAATACTGGTTTTGTTTTTATTTTTAATCCATCTTCTATTAATAGATTATACAATGGAGAAATATAGAATTCATTATTTTGTCTAATATCTCTCTTAATCATATCTTTCGCATATTTTACAAATTGTTCTCCTCTTTTAAATCCATAAATTCCAACACAAGCATTTGGACTTATCACTTTTTTCTCTGCAGTTTTTATAACATTTCCCATATTATCTAAACTTGCATAACTATAATTTGAAGAATTGGATTTAAAAGTTAATATTAAACCATCTGATACAATATCAGACATTTCATGAATATTAAATTGTGGTCTAAATTCAATATCTAAAGTATTAATAACTAAAGGATCTTTATTATTAATATATTCTTCTGCTAAAAGACAACTACATACAGACCCCTCAGTTAATCCATCTGTAGTAACAATTTTTATTTTATCTCCATATTTTTGTTTTAATACTTTATCAATATGAAAATTATATACTTGTTCATCCCTGACAATAAAAATTAAATTATTATAATTATTTTCCCATCCCAACATACTCTCTAATGATATATCAAGAACATGTCTACCTCTAACCGACAAAAGTTGTTTTGGAGATTTAATGCCTTGTTTTACAAATCGACTTCCTGCTCCCGCCATTGGTATTAATACATTAACCATTAGATAACCTTTCAGTTGTTTTAAGATGTGCTTCTTCAATTATTTTAGGAAAAGAATAATTTTCTAATAATCCAAGCATAAAATTCGCCGCAAATATATCTCCTGCTCCCAATACATTTACATTTTTTAAAATCTGTGATGGTGGTAAATCATAAGAACCATCTTCCCAATAACTTCCATTTGAACTATGCACTATAACTTTTCCTCTGGTATGTTTTTTTAATTCTTCATAATCATCGCAATCTTCATCAGCGATGAATAGATAATCTATATATTTCAATAATAAATAATTAACTTTTTTACCAACACAAATATCAGCACAATTAATTCCTTCTAATAGAGGAATAAAGGATGGTTTTTTAAGTTCATTCAAATAAAGAATATGATTAATTTTTGAATTTTTTATTTCTGGTTTTTGTATAAAATTAGATAAAGATGCCTTTGAATATCTTTCACCTATATCTTTATCTATATAAACAATTGCAGACCCAATTTCAGTTGGACAAATATATAGTTTTAATTCAGGACTCTCATTTATCAAAGCCTTCCAAACATTTGCGATAGAACCTAATCCATTTCTTTTATTAAATTTTTCAAAAATTCTATCAACGGTCAAATGTCCATATAAAGATATATCATACATTAAAATTTTTCTTTTGCATCCAGTGCATATATCTTATCAATCACTTCATCAAATGAATAAGTTGGTATAAGTTTTAGAACCTCCAAAGATTCAAAAAGAGCTACAACAAAATTATCTCCGCCATTTTGCTTTAATGTACTGGACGCTATATCTTTTACCATTTGTGGTGCATCTTGAGGACAAAAAGTCCATTCTATTTTTCTCATAATTCCAATATCTAATAAATCATCACCAGCATATACTATTTCTCTTACACTACAATCATACTTTTCACATATTTCTGGTAAAAGTTCAGCCTTATCAAGTACTTCAACCACTTCATCTTTTTTAAACTCTTCTCGAAATACTCCACTTCTACAAATATAATTTTCCAGATTTCTATTATCAAGTATTTGTTTATTATATGGATCTCCTGTAATAAAAATAACTGGAATACCTATTGCTTGAAATCTTTTAATTGCTGTCCAATCTTTATCACAAAATGATTTTAACTTAACCTCACCTTCTCTATTATAATATTTTTTTCCGGTTGTTAAAACACCATCAACATCTAATATTACTAATTTAATCAAAATGGCCTCCATTGATCTTTAAATGGAACAAAATCTTTCCAATTTTCAGGAGGTAAATCAGGATCATTATCCCGTATTGTTGCTATAGATGAAATAGCCAATAAACAATCAATACCTTCCGTTCCACCATCTCTTGGTATATGAAAATGATTTTGTTCTAATTCATTATTTAAAATAAAATGTGCTACTTTATATTGATTCATATGACAAAATAAATTATGTTCACTATTCGCCCCCCCTATCCAACCTCGCGGATGGTGATCGATTCCAAATTTAGATCCTCTCAGTTTATGTTCTGGTAAATGATTATATAATTCAGAATACCACAACATTATTCCTAAAGATCCTACAGCAAATCTATCATCATATTCCATCAGATTTTTTTGTTTCCAAGGATGTTGATATATCCAACATATATGAGAAGGGTTAAAAACGAAAAATGGAAAATTGCCACGATATTCTAAATCAGGTCTTACTCTGATAACTAAATCATACTGAACTCCACTTTCTTCCATCATTCTTCTAGCATCCCAAATTCTATACCAAGTTAAACATTGTACAATATCATCATTGGTTTGTATAGGTATATTTGGTCCTCCTGGAATCTCATCAACTTCTGTAATGTAATTTAATTTTGCATCAGGATATATTTCTTTTATTGTTTCCTCTTCCCCACCTTGAGTTCTTGCTGTTGAAATATATAAATCACAATCTAAAACATCTAAAATTTTTTCCTTAAAGGATTTTAAACATCGCTCTTTCCAATGTGACCTCATTCCTCCTGTCATCCAAACTGCTGTTTTCATAATTCACCTCTAAAAAGATGTTTGAATCTATCTTGCTTAAAAAATGAAGGAACAATATCATTATTTAAAATGAACTGTTCATTTGAATCAAACCATTCCAAATTGTGTATTTTTTCTTTTAAATTATTTAAATTATTAGCATGATGATTATGATCTGTGTGTCCTCCACTTAATATTTTAACTGCTATTTGTTCAGCAGTACCCAACCACGCCAAATGCCAACCAGTTTTAGTTTGATCAAATGGAAAATTCATGTGTCTATCATCTCTGTTATGTCTTGTATTCTCTAAATCAAAATCTGAATCAAAGTTCATAATATATCCACCGCTCCAAGAATTCCGTCTCCACACATTAATAAAATACGTTGATAAATGTAAATATCCTGCACATGGTAATGCGCTTTCTAGTAATTTGGGTAAATATTGCTTATCATATATTTCATCACAATCCGCAATAATTATTATATCATCTTTTGTTAATCCCCAATCACTACAAATATCTGTAATTAATCTTCTTTGATTATGATCATTCCAACTAGAAATGAGGTCTGAATAATTTGGTTTAAAATCTGAAGGAATTTTACTTTCTTCTCCTTTTGCTAAAGAATTAAAAGTAACCATTTCAACTTTATCCATATATTTTTTAAATCTATCCTGTTTAGAAAATACATCTTTAAAATGTAATGGTTTTTCATCTCCTTGAAAAGTGTGTGTTCCTTCTATAATAAGGAAGTTATCTACAATATCGTAATATTCTTCTAATCTGAATTCTAAAATATCAACTTCATTAGCATAACCAACAAACATAATAGTATCAAGAATCATAGTAGTTTATGCTCATCTAATAGTCTGTCATTTTCATACATGTAATAATCTATGTTTTTCATATACATTTTAATATTAGATTTTATATTTAAAAATTTACACAAATTTATATACTCATCCAATTCTTGATCTATAAAGAATTTTTTATAATTTATAAAATAATAAGGAACATTTTGAGATGTTATTCCGCTTTCATAGTCTTTATAAAAGTTTGTTAGATTATCTGCATTGCCGATATGATCCCATCGCCAGTTTTCCTTTAATATATATAAATTACGTATATATTTTTTAGAAATATTATCTTCTACATCTATACCTAAAATAGATACATTTTTATTTTCTAATTTGTAATTTTTTTCTAATTCATGACATGAAATAGTAAGTGTATCTGTACCAATATCAAACTGATTATTTAATATATAATCTATCTCTTCATCAGTTCCCCGCACATAACTCTTTCCATCTCTTAATTCTTCAAGGAAAATACAATTGTTCTTATCATAAAGATCAGCATATGATACAGCCCATTCATTAGTCTTGTAAAGTCGCGTTTGCTCTTTCTTGAATATTCCATCATGCTTCATTAAAAAATGTTCAAGGAATTGCCCTGATGATCCAGCGAGATATGATATTAATATAATATCATTCATTTAAAACATTCTCAAATAATTTATTATAATTTTCTGCCATCGTTGTATGTGAAAATTTTTCAATTGCCCAATCTCTAATGTCTTCTGGTTTGTGTTTTAAATATGGTTTCTTTCTTAAACATTCTATCATATTTTTTACATCATTAAAAATATAGCTAGAATCATAAACTACTTCAGATACTCCTCCTGATTGTAATCCAACAACAGGTACACCACAAAACTGAGCTTCTACTATAGATAATCCAAAAGGTTCATTAAAATTTGGTGAATAGGCAGTATGTATATAAACTTCTGCATCAGAAAAGAATTCACTTTTATCTTTTTCTGTTTGTAATTCTCCACACCATTCAATTCTAGGATGTTTAAGTGTTCCGTGTGATCCCGCCGCTTTAATAAACCATCCCAATTCGTCTGCTATTTGTTGAACTAATTCTGGACTTTTTCTTCCATCCAATGAACCCATCCAAACAATTTTATTGCCGCCCCTCCTCAATTTAAAATCATAAGGAACTATCCCATTATTAATCACATATTTATTTTTACTGTAATCACCTGATCTAAATGTTTCGTGTGTCGCTTTATGACCTTGAGTAAGAAATACTTGATGTTCGCTTCCTGTTTTTTCTCCAACATCTCCGTTACAAACGGAAACTCGTTTATAATTTGTACCTTCTAAATTCATAGGATCGGTATCTTCAGGAAATTGTACCAACATAATATCACCATCTGGAATATAATCTTTAACTTTTCTTTTTCCTTTTCTGAGATCCTGTAAAATATTTTCATCAAGTTTAATAACTTTTCCATTTGTATGAGAAATTGTAGATTCACTTCTACAAACCAATGTCACTTCATGTTTGTTTAACTCACATTGACCGATAAATTGTGATTGTGATACTCTTTCCGTTCCACCATAACCTTGAACGGGTAATGGCAATCTTTCTTGAAATATCGTAAGTTTCATTTTTTTCCTTTTTTCATAGTAAATGCTAATTGTCTACCTTCATTGAAAATTATTTCTCTATTACTTCTTTGAACAAATTCTAAAATATATTTACCCTTACCTTCACCACTTTCTTCTGTATCATCAATCACGATAAGGGATTCATCATCAAGAATATTCATACAACACATCATTTCATATAAATGATGTAATCCAGACTCTAATTCTTTTCCTGGTATATAATCAAAGGAATCCAAATATAATAAGTCTGCACATATTTCTATCTCACCCAAAACTTCTAAACTGTCTCCGGTAAGTGCTGTAACTTTAGTAGTAGTACTTTCCTCAGTTAAGGTTGTACATTCTTCTCTATTATCTATTGAAATTACTTCACCATCATAATAATTTACAAATGAATCAAATAATCTAGTACTCTGACCATCCCCCCATTGATCCCATGCTCTCAAAGATCCAGTTTCGATTATTTGATAATATTTTCTATCCGTTCCTATCAAATATTCAAAAACTTTTCTAAATGTATTAGATCTTGCTAAAGTGGGTTCTTCATCTAAGAGGTTAGCAAATTCTTTATCATAAACTTTATCAATCCAACTCATAATTCCTCACTTCTTAATATATGAAATAGTTCCAGACGCTCCAGGACCTTTATTATTTTCAACATCACCAGTTGAATATCCTCTATTTAAAAGCATTGTTTGTATTTTAGAATGATCATACCATTCCCAATCATCAAATACCATAACTCCACCAGAAGGTATCTTATCTATAAAAAAATCTACTTCAACTTTCACTGGTTCATATTGATGTGGACCATCAAAAAAAACTAATTTATATTGATTTTCTATTCTTTTTTCTTCATCATATATCGGCACTCCATCAGAATATCTTTTAAAAAATTCCGTATCTTCCAATGGAAAATATAAAAATTCTAATTCATTTTCACAACACCATGCATACATATCTCTCAACATTTTTCGTTTCATTTTATTATTGTAATCTAAACGAATCTTTTCATCTCCTTCAGTTGTCCATAATATATTACCAAAAGGATCAATACCAATATGTATACTTTTATCATCACATCTCTGCTTTTCTCTCATAATTTTATAACTAGATCCTCCAGCCCTTACTCCTATTTCACAAGTAAGTCCTGGCAATTCAGAAACTAATTTTACTGAATCTATTAAAACTTTATATTCTCCTCGATTATCTGTAGAATTATTTAATTTTTCGTTCCTTGTTGACATGACTCTTTCTCAGGTTTTGGATATACATTGTTCTCAAAATCCAATTCTTTTGTCGCAATATGTTTTCCTTTTTTATTTAATGGAATCCAGTATAAATATTTACCTTGATCAATATGTTCAGTCCATTCAATAGTTTTAACTGTTTCCTTTTCACCAGCGAATGCCAAAATTCCAGGATCATCTTTAACTTCATCAAACATTTCTCCCAATTTCCCTTTAGAATAAGTTCCAAATCTAGTTGAAACGCTTCTGCGTGGAACAAATTCTCCATCAATTATTAAACCATCTTCTCCTGGTTGTCTATATGCATGATAATTCCAAGAACACGCCTGATAAATTCCTCCATGATGTTTTTGTGTAGCATCTGCATAAGAAATCGCAATATCATAACCACCTTTTCTCCTTAAAGCTTTGATAGTTTTTGATATAAGCCAACTAAGAGGTGCTTTAATACTTTCTTTCCTAACTAATCTAACAAGCTCAATAACATTAACTTTCTTCACTGACCATGTATTATTATTAGACAACGCAAAAAAACATGCAGCAACAATTTCTCCTTTATCACCAAATAATCCACCATTTAAATGAAGACTTCCAACTAAAATTGGATTATTATGACATCTTCCAGAATAATGATATTTTAAAACAAGATCTCTGGCGGGTTTTCTTTCACCCGTATAAAAGTGAAAATCAACTCCTTCATGATTTATACTGTTTGTCATAATTAAATTTCAACAGCTCTAATAAATGTATGATCTGCATATTTTGTTTTATCACTCATATTACCTGAGGGATATGTAGTTATACCAAACACAATTTGTTTCGCTTCTGTTATAGTATCTGCTTGAATTTCAGATTTAACAATTTGTCCTTCTGGTGATTCTATTACAACCATATATTTCATATCTTTCTCCAAGAATTTAATTTAAGAGTGGCTACTGGACCTTTAAATGTATTTTCATCTATAATTGATTTTATTTTTTCTTTTTTTATTCCAGATATTATTATATCATTAATATCTTTAAATTTCAAGTTAGAAGGCCAAATACATACAGAATTATTCTGAATTATTTGCTTCTCTAATTTTTTAACAATTTCATTATTTCTTGGTTCATTGTCATATACAATAACCTTATCTTTAATAAAAGACAAATCAGAAATATCTGATCCAGCCATTGCGATACAATTATCCAGAAACATAGAATCAATTGGACCCTCTACTACATATACATGTTTGTTAATATCAACTCTATCAAGTCCAAATATCTTTTTAAAATCTTCACTAATTTTAATTGTGATATATTTTAATTCTGATTGATCTAATGCTCTTCCTTGTGCGCCTATTAAATTTCCCTTTTTATCAAAAAATGGAATTACTAATCTAGAATCTTTTTCTTGTAATTCATATTTTGTTCCTTCTACAATACTATTTACCCATTGTTTAAAGTCATCAGTATAATATAATGAAGAATGAAAATTGAGAGGAACTTTCCTATTTAACACATATTGTTTAGCATAATGTTCAACAGGAAGAGATCTAATATTTGGTAATTTTATTTGATGTTTCTTCTTAAAGGAAGGTCGCTTGAATTCATATTTTGGTTTTTCTTTTGGTTTTGTATATCTATTTTCTCCATCTTTATAAACCTCAAGAACATACTGTTTATGTATATCTACACTTAAAAATTTTACAAGATTAGATACAGATCTACCATCACCACAATTATGACATTTATAGAATAATGCATTTTGTTTTCTATAAACATATCCTCTAGCCTTAGCTTTATTCTTTTGAGAATCTCCACAAATAGGGCAGCGAAAATTCCAAAGATGTTCTCCCTTTTTCTTAAATGATCGTAAATGTGAAGAGGCTAGATTTAGATATTTGATATCAGTAAAAATACTCATTAGTTTTTCCTTTAGAGAATATATTATTAATTATACTCTCCAAAGGGGCAAATGTCAAGTCTTTTCTATGCAGGGGATTTTTTTAAATCTGTGAATAATCTAAGAAGTTCAACGCCGCAATCCACTACACGTTCAACTTTTTCTTCAGCACCATCATCATCTAAATCAAATTTATCTTTAGCATATGCAACTAATTCAGATAGTTCATCATCATCCAAATCCATTATTTCTGGAATAACTTCATCAATTTCATTTAATGCTGGTTTTAATTTTTTTAATGGATCAAGAAAATATCTCGCATCTGACCAACTAAATTCATCATCATCTAAGGATTTTTCCACCGCTTCTGATAATGAAAAAATGAAAGTCATTACCTCTTTGGTTTGTTCAATTCCTGCCATAAATTCCTTTCTTTATTTAACTGCTTTTTCTACATCAATTGACCCAGTAGTAGGATCATATTTAATTTTAATATTTAATTCGATTGGCATTATCTTCCCATCCTTCATAGTAATGGGGAGCTTACCTTCTACAGCACCTTTAAGTGCCTCTTTTGCTGTCTTAAAAGCATGTGTGGGATCATCTTTAATTACTTTATCTAATTCTTTTTTTGCAGCATCTGGAATTATAGAATCAATCATTTTTTCAACATGTTCTGTTGCTAAATCTTGTGCTTTATCCATCACAAGTCCAGAAATTACATTAAACAGTAAGCCTGCTAACATCACGGTCCTTTCCATATCTTAAATATAACATCGCTCCGGTTCTTTCATCTTCAAGAACAATCGGATCTTTGTAATTTTTTAAACAATATTGTCTAATTTCTTCACCATTATCAATTTCTCCTAATATCTTTCTGTATCTCGCATATTTCTTTTTTCCCAATCTCGCTCTCATAAATGTTGTAGTTGGAACTTTAAAGACTTTTGCTCCAGCAAATCTTCTTGACGGCCCAGGAGGATTAGTACCTAATCCCGCTTGTCCGGTTGTTACAACTGTCGGGCCATCTTCTGGAATTAATAATATTTGTACTTCTTCTTCTTTTAAATATTGTGCCATTCCTTGCAATGAATCATAACATTCTTGAGAATTTATAAACTGTTTAAATTCTTCTTCAAAACTGTTTCTATGATATTCAAAAGATGATGACTGTGGAAAACTTTCCTTAATAATTGTTTCTTCTTTCATAAGAAACAACGCAGCACCAATAGAAGCTATTTTACTTTTTCCACCAGGAAGTTTTTGTAATAATTTTTTTAAATTGAATGCAATAGTATCCATTATCTTATAAGAATCACGTTCTTTAGAAGATAATTCTTTTCTCTTCCTCAAAACTTTACCGTTTTTATCGATGATTCCTAATTTGAAGGCTTCTGTTTTATTAAATGGTGTGGTCAATTTTTTTAAGAATTGATAAGCGAGATAATAATCTACTCCTGTAGTTATTGCAGACATTATAGTTTCCTTAATTCTTGTATTACGTAATCATCCATAAAAATATCACTAGAGTATATATTCTTTCCTCTAATCCCCTCAATCCTATCTGGCATCATAGATAATGATACTAAAAATGGTTTTAATATTGGATAATATTCTTCATGAATTTTAAAAAATAATATCCTAGCAGCATCACGTGCAGGAAAAACATTAGCAAAAACTATCAAATGATTTAAAATTAATCTAGATTTCAGTTCACCTGTTAATCTATAATGATTAAATAATCTTTTTATATAAGTAGTTTTTTTCATATCCTCATGATATTCTGCTTCATCAATACATTGAGGATTATCATACACTTTCATTGCATATAAATTTATATTACCATCTGTTATATCTGAAAATATCATTCTTCATTTGTTTGTGATTTTTCATCAAGAAGCATATTGATAACATTTAATGCACCGTTTGTCATGTGAATCTGATTCGTAAGTTAATATGCAATATCACTTCCCCAGCTGCACGTTCTATTCTAACTGAAGTGTTTATGTGGTCACTATATGTACCAATAATTAGCATAGGAAAAATTTTGTCTTTGTTTGGAGTTCAAGCCTCAAAAGTTCCTTTTTATTCTATTTATGGGCACATGGATCTTGGCAGGATCCGACAGGATGTGTATGACCGTTTTTTTACTCGTATTGAACAACGAGTATCAAAAAAA